TGACAACGCACAGGAAGCCTTCACAGCACGTTACAACCACGAGACTATCGCCCTTGGCTTCTCCATCACGGAAGAAGCTGTGGAAGATAACTTGTACGACAGCTTGTCTGCTCGCTACACGAAGTCTTTGGCCCGTGCTATGGCTTACACCAAGCAAGTTAAAGCTGCTTCCGTTATCAACAACGGCTTCAGCGGTTCATACTTGGGCGGTGACGGCGTTTCTTTGTTCGGTGTCGACTCTTCCAGCGCTCGCGTTGGTCACCCACTCGTTAACGGTGGTGTGAACTACAACAGCCCAACAGTTGGTGTTGACTTGAACGAAACCTCTTTGGAAAATGCTGTGATTCAAATCGCTGCATGGACTGATGAGCGCGGTCTGTTGATCGCCGCCAAGCCACGCAAGATGGTCATTCCGCCAAACTTGATGTTCGTTGCTAAGCGTTTGCTTGACACTGAACTGCGTGTTCAAACTTCTGACAACGATATCAACGCGTTGAAACAGATGGGCGCAATCCCTGAAGGTTACACTGTTAACCACTTCTTGACCGACGTGAACGGCTGGTATTTGATTACCGACGTGCCCAACGGTATGAAGCACTTCGAGCGTATCGCCTTGCAGAACAGCATGGACGGTGACTTCGATACGTGCATTAGACAGTCCCGGCTGACGACATACAGACTGATGCACTTTACTTGTATGTAAGGACAAATCATGGCAAATTCCACGTTTAACGGCCCAGTACGGTCGCAGAATGGCTTCCAATCAATCAGCATTAACAGCACTACAGGTGCCGTTACAGTTAATGCTACGTTTGGCACAGCCACTTCAGTTGACAGCGTAACAATCGGCACTTTTGCTAAACTCACTCCAATCCTGACTGCCGCTTTGCCCACTGCCGCCGCTGGCAATGCTGGCCAAGTTCGCTTGATTAGCGACAATGGCGCAGGTAACAACGAATACTGCCTCGTAATTTCTACTGGCGCTGCTTGGGTTACTGCTGTTGGCGCTGCTCTGAGCTAATCAACCCAAGGGGCTACGGCCCCGTTTTTAAAGGAGATTGATTATGACGATGCAATTTGATGTCAAGTCGCAACACTTGAATGCGTCTGGCTCTATTTTTGCGCAGCCTGCACGCGTTAAAGGTTTTTCGATTTGCGCTGCAGCTAGCCAAGCAGGAACACTGTTGTTAAAAGACGGCGGCTCTGGCGGTACAACACGTATTGAGATTGACATTCCTTCCAACACAAACCCCAACTCATTTTTTGTTGCGGTGCCGGGCGAAGGCGTGCGGTTTTACACAAACATTTACGCTACCTTGACTGGTATTGCGTCAGTGACGGTGTTCTATGGCTAAGTCTCCAGCATGGCAACGCAAAGAGGGGAAGTCCGAGAAGGGCGGTTTGAACGCCAAGGGCCGGGCTTCCTACAACAAGGCAAACCCCGGGAAGCCGGGCTTGAAGCGTCCTCAACCAGAGGGCGGCAAACGCCGCGACTCTTTCTGCGCCCGTATGGAAGGCATGAAGAAAAAGCTGACCGGAGAGAAGGCCAAGAAAGACCCGAACTCCCGCATCAACAAGAGCCTTCGGGCTTGGAACTGCTGATATGAGCGAAGATGCTATCCAGACAGCTAGAGAGCTTGCTACTCATGCGGCGGATATTGCACATCTGCAAAATGACATGGACAAAATGTTGGAAAACATGAAAGCCATGCAAGTAACGTTGACGGCTATTGACAAAACATTGTCTGAGGCCAAGGGCGGTTGGAGGATGTTGATGCTGTTGTCTGGTGCAAGCGGTACTGTTGGGGCAGGACTAGTCCAACTCGCGCACTGGTATTCAGGGGGTAAATAATGCCGTCGACAAGTAAAAAACAACACAATTTCATGGCAGCGATTGCAAATTCGCCATCGTTTGCTAAGAAAGTAGGCGTCCCACAGTCCGTGGGCAAAGATTTTACAACTGCGGACAAGGGCCGCAAATTTTCTAAAGGTGGAACTACCATGGCTACAAAGAACAACGGCATTACCAAAGCAAAAATGGGCACAGTGCGTACAGCAGCCCCTAGCAAAGACGGTATTGCTTCCAAAGGCAAGACCAAAGGCACAATGATTTCCATGAAGGGTAGCACCCCTCTGGGCATGAAAGCTGGCGGCATGAAGAAGATGGCTTACGGCGGCAAAGCCTGCTAAAACCATGATGGCCAGCCGTGGGATGGGGGATATTTCCCCCTCTAAAATGCCTAAAGGCGTGCGTAAGGCGCGTCGCGACGACACTGACTTCACCCAATACAAAGAGGGTGGGAAGGTGAACGCTGCGGGTAACTACACCAAGCCCAGTCTTCGCAAGAAGATTGTGTCTCAGGTGAAAGCGGCGGCTACACATGGCACTGGCGCAGGTCAGTGGTCAGCCCGTAAAGCACAGCTTGTTGCCAAGAAGTACAAGGCGGCAGGCGGGGGCTACCGAGATTGAAAGCGCCACAGAAATCCTTGAAGGATTGGGGCGACCAGAAATGGAGAACCAAAAGTGGAAAACCGTCTAGCAAAACAGGTGAGCGATACCTTCCAGAAGCTGCGATCAAAAGTCTCAGCCCTGCTGAATACGCTGCGACAACGCGTGCGAAACGTGCTGGCAAAAAAGCCGGACAACAATTCGTAAAGCAACCAAAGACGATTGCAAAGAAAACGGCAGGATTTAGATGACTACTTCAGGACTCACCTCGTTTAACCTCGACCTCAACGACATGGTCGAGGAGGCTTTCGAACGGGCTGGTTCTGAGCTTCGCACGGGTTACGACCTGCGCACAGCGCGTCGTTCACTCAACCTGCTCTTTGCAGACTGGGCGAATCGTGGCGTGAACATGTGGACGTTTGAGCAGAACACCATCACGCTGGTGACTGGGCAGCCCACGTACGCTTTGCCGGACGATACGGTTGACTTGCTTGACCATGTGATTCGAACCAATGCCAACGTAGCCTCAAATCAGGCCGACCTGACGATTACGCGGATCAGCATGCCCACGTATGCCACCATCCCAAATAAATTGACCACAGGCCGTCCTATTCAAGTTTGGATACAGCGTTTGAGTGGCAACTCCAACGTTTTGACGGGTACTGTGCAGGCAACAACTTCTGCTACAGCCACAAGCATCCCCATCACAACGCTTGAAGGCGTGCCGACAGCAGGTTTCATTCGCATCGGCACAGAGTTGATTGTGTACAACGAGACGTCTCCAGCAGACGGTGCTACACCTGCATACTTGCTCAATTGCTGCCGTGGACAAGACGGTACTACTGCGGCTACGTTGACCGCAGGCGCGGCTATTAGCTTGGTTCAGAAGAACAGCATCACTGTGTGGCCAACTCCCAATCCCGGCACGACATATCAGTTTGTTTACTGGCGCATGCGCCGTATTCAAGACGCTGGTGGTGGCACTAAGACCATGGACGTGCCTTTCCGTTTTGTGCCCTGCTTGGCCGCTGGTCTGGCTTACTACATTGCGCTCAAAGTACCCGAGGGGCTTCAGCGTCTTGACGTTTTGAAACAACAGTACGACGAAGCTTGGGATCGCGCCGCAGGTGAAGACCAAGAAAAAGCCGCAGTGCGTTTTGTGCCTCGTCAGATGTTCATTGGAAGCGGTACGTAAATGGGCAATCGGTTTGCGTCCGGCAAGAACTCCATTGCGACGTGTGATCGCTGTGGGTTTCAGTTCAAGCTGACCGAGTTACGCAAAGAAATTATCAAAACCAAGAACTACAATCTCTTGGTTTGCAAGATTTGTTGGGATCCAGATCAGCCGCAGTTGCAGTTGGGCATGTACCCTGTAAGCGATCCACAGGGTGTACGCGATCCGCGTCCTGACACGAGTTATGTCCAGTCTGGTAACACAGGCTTGCAGATTGCGTTGACCAATAGCACAAATGTAGATGCTGCTGGTTTACCGTCTGGTGGATCACGAGACATTCAGTGGGGTTGGAACCCTGTGGGTGGGGCTAGGTTTTTTGATACAGCACTAACACCAAACTACTTGTTGTTGGGCGTACAAATTGGTACAGTAACGATACAGATAGGAGCCTGAAATGGACAAGAAAGATTTAGCGCAAGACAAGAAGACCGCAGCCAAGGCTGTGCACAAGCATGAAAAAGCTATGCACCCCGGTAAGCCCATGACTAAAATGAAGGCTGGCGGTAAGACAAACAGCGACATGCTTAAGTATGGTCGTAACATGGCCAAGGTCATGAACCAGCGTTCTGTTGGTCGTGGAGGCTGAAATGGCTACATACAACCAACCAACAAAGAAGCCCACCGTTGTAGTGGGTGAGATGCCCGTAAAGCAAGCGCTGAAAGCCAACCAATCGTTGGCCAACGAGCGTAGCAACCCCTACCCCGGCACTAAAACATCTGGCATCAAGATTCGCGGTACACGGAGAATACCGAAGCGGACTTTATCGCTGAGATACCCGTGTTCGTTCAGCAAGCTGAGCAGCGTATTTACAACTCGATGCAGTTTCCGTCCATTCGCAAGAATGTGACAGGTTCGACGTCTGCCAACAACAAATATCTGGGGTGTCCCAACGACTTCTTGGCGGTGTACTCAATTGCAGTAGTTGATGCCACTGGCGCGTACGAGTACTTGTTGAACAAAGACGTCAACTTTATCCGGCAGGCGTACCCTGTGCCAACAGATACGGGTTTACCCCGATACTACGCGTTGTTTGGTGCGCAGAGTAACGATGTCAACGAGTTGACTTTCATTCTTGGCCCAACCCCCGATGCAACGTATGGCGTTGAGTTGCACTACTATTACTACCCACAGTCGATTGTTACTGCGGGTACAACATGGCTTGGTGACAACTTTGACTCTGTGCTTTTGTACGGTTCTTTGGTTGAGGCTTACACCTACATGAAAGGTGAGGCAGACATGATGTCTCTGTACAACCAGAAGTTCATGGAAGCTCTTGCTCTAGCAAAACGTTTGGCAGATGGTATGGAGCGTCAAGACGCATATCGTTCTGGACAGTTCCGACAAAAGGTGACTTGATATGTCAATCGCACAAACAGCAACCACAAGTTTTAAAGTTCAACTGCTTCAAGCAGTTCACAACTTTGGCCCCACTACGCCCAACACTTTTAAAATTGCGCTATTTACAGCGGCAGCAAACATCAATGCAACCACTACAGCGTACACAGTTGGTATGACTGGTGAAGTGGCAAGCGGGGGCGGCTACACAACTGGCGGTAACACGTTGGTGATTTCTACGTCGCCTACATCTGGTAACAACACTGCCAGCGTGCCTACGGCGTATATTTCGTTCAACAACACGAGTTGGACAAACGCTACTTTTAGTTGCAACGGTGCATTGATTTACAACTACAGTGTGGCAGGATACCCGTCTGTGGCCGTGCTGGATTTCGGTGCAACCAAAACCGTCAGCAACGACACTTTCCAAATCATCTTCCCAACCCCCGATGCCAACAGCGCCATCGTGCGCATTTCTTAAGGATCTATCATGGAATTCAGTTCAGCAAAAGACCAAGTGACAGCCAC